CTCGATCAGCGGGTCCGCCATTGCGTCCGATCGGACGCTGACGGTGACAACAACTGCGGAGGTGGTGAGTGTGGTAAACGCATTCACGGTTACTCCATCCACAAATGCCGGTTCGATACCTTTGAGGAGGCACTGATGCACGATCCAGGCCCACGTATGTCGATGTGGTTTCACTTTCTGGAGTCTCTGTCCACAACAGGCGCGGTGTTGGTAGTGATGTTCACCCTGTTCGTCATCGGGATCTTCATGACGGTATTCAAGGTCGACGCCGGCCCACGCGTCACCGAGGATTCGTTTATTGCACTGACGACGGCGGCAGGGACTCGGTCGCTTCAGAAGAAGGAGGACCGGGAGCATCCACCGATCGGGGGTTCTCCGGGGCCTGGACCTGGGTAGCGTTCCAGCCGATGAGTTCCATGACTAAGTGCGGTGGAGTGCCGGTAACGGCTTTGAAATCGCGTACCAGTTCAAGGAGCATCTGCTGGCGGTCAGAATGCCATTGTTGGTGTTCAGCGTAGGTGAAGAGTTTCGGTCCTGATTTCGTTTCCATGGTTCGCGATTGTATGTCAAGGTGAAGCAATTTTGAAAGGAGTGGGAGTTCTATGAAAGTGATTGCAGTAAGACCGGTCTACTACGGTGACATTCGCCGGCGCATTGGCGATGTGTTCTCGATCGCGGATCAGCCGCGGCGCGCCGCGATCTCGGAGAAGGAAGCGGAGTTGGCGACCTTCAAGGAGGCGGCGGACAAATCGGGCAAGGTGCCTCAGGCGTTCTCGTCCATCGCGATGAGACGCGCTCCTAAGGGTGCGGTGGAGAATGTGAGCACGGCGGCCCAGGGAGTGGCTACGCGCAACGAGGAGCTCAAGAAGCAGTTCATGGGGGATCCTGAGGGCCGCAATCTCCTCAGCGGCGACGACGACGGCGACGACAGGTCGAGCGCGATTTAAGGGAGGCTCTTCATGGCAGCGTCACGGGAAACCATCGCCAGGCAGGTTCTCCAGAATCTGGGGATCTCGACAAAGGTCACCAGCATCTCCAATCCGCAGACCGCGGAGGAGAAGTCGATTGCTGCCGTCTATGAGACGGAGCGCGACTACGTGCTGGCCGATTTCCCGTGGCCGTTTGCCACCGAGTTCATCACCCTGGGTGCGCCGGACGGCGATCCCGCAGATCCTGTCAACACAGACTGGACATTCGCTTATCCGATACCTGAGGGCTATGTGACGCTCCGGCGCCTGGTTCCTCCAGAGGGTCGACTGTGTGATCGCAAGATCCCTCACCGTGTCGGCCGTTATGTGGATCGCATGGTGATCTTCACCGACGAGATTGATGCTGTCGCGGAACTGACCATTACCATCATCGACGAGAATTTATTCGATAGTCACTTCATTGCGGCGCTGGCGTGGCGGATCGCCGGCCGGATCGCGCCGGCCCACACCAAGATCAAGGATGCCGTGGTGGTCTGCAATAACGCCTATATGTTCGAACTGGGACGGGCGGGAGTGCGCGCCCTGGCTGAAGAGCAGCCCGATGCGGAGCCGGAATCCGACTTCACCCGGAGCCGCTATTAATGCCTGACGTTATCCAGCGGGCCTTTGCCGGCGGGGAAATCTCCACCGATATTGGTGGACGTGCAGACCAGGCCAAGTATCAGACGGGCTTGAAGACCTGCAGGAATTTCATCGTCATGCGTCAGGGTGGGGTGACGCGGCGTCCCGGCCACCGATTCATCGATGCGGCAAAGAATTCGGCCAACGTCCTGCTGATGACGCGGTTCGTCTTCAACGAGGACCAAACCTACCTGATCGAGATCGGTCCGGAGTATTTCCGTTTCATTCGCAACGGATCTCAGATCGTGGTGGCCGACGTGCCGGCGTGGGACTCGGGAACCACCTATGCGGTGGCGGATCTGGTCTCACTGGCGGGCGTGAACTACTACTGCGTGTTGGCTCACACCAGCCATACGCCTCCGAACTCGGCTTACTGGTATCCACTCACAGACGATATCTACGAGATCCCGACGCCTTATCTGAACGCCGATCTCGACATGCTGCGGTTTACCCAATCTGGTGACGTCGTCACGATCACACACCGGGGGTACGAGACCAGAGAGTTAACGCGGCTGGCGCACACGGCCTGGACCCTCACCAAGAAGCTCTACGGTCCAGCGATAGGAGCGCCCGGCGGTGGGGGTGGTGGGATCGTGGTTCCCCCTCCTGATGAACGGATTCCGGGAGAAATCAATCTACTCGACTTCGATCCCTTTCGAGATGGCGAAACTGCTGATGATGCGGCGTTTCTGAACTTTCTGAATGCGGTGCGTCTCAGCGCCAATAAGAGGGGGTTCATGCCAGAGGGTGTCTATGCGATCAGCGAATCACTCTCGGATATCGATTACAGCAACGTCGAGATCAGCGGCGCGGGAAAGTCGGGTATCCACAATGTCGGCCCACTGACAACGGGAACGGTGATCAAGTGGATCGGCGCCGCGCAAAGTCCTGGCGAGAGCATGTGGAAATCCGCTCCTGTGGAAGGGGCTGGGAATCAGTATCTGTCCTGCGTCAAGTTCAAGGGCTTCACGATGGACTGCAATGGGCTTGCTGCTCGTGGCATGGATACGCGTTCGCACCGGGACTGGGATTTCGATTTCTCGTGCTTCAATGCCACTGAGACGGGCTGGTATGCCGGCGTGGTGACAACGCTCGGCGATCCCTGCGATATGCAGGATGGGATGGGACACTACTGCGGCCGGCAGTGGGAGGCTGATGGATATGGTGCTTATTGGGCGGGAACCGCCGCGGCCAATTTCTCGAAGAATAAGCTCGATATCGAGATCGCGTACAAGAATACTCCGGCGATCTATTCGGTCAATTGCGACAACAACACGATCCTGAAGAGTCGCCTCGTGGGACACCCAGTGCGGCTGGCAAACCGGTGCTGGATCATGGCAGGCGGTCCTGCGGGCTTCAACGTGGTGCGGGATGAGGTCATCATTGAGCATTCCGGATCGGATCCCATCCAGGCTTCCGGTACCAGTGACGGATTCGCGTATCCCTCCTACAGCAACCGGGTGACTTATTACGACGAGGAGAACTCCGGGCATCCCGACTGCTTCGTGCTGGGGACCGGCGCCACAGCCTGGTGGGGCACCAAGGACACCCCGGCATTCGACGGAGATTGGGAAGGATTCACGGTGGTTCCTGTGCCCAATACGGGCGCATTTACCACCATCGCGGGGGCCACTGGAAGAACTCAGCTTGTGCCGCATGGCCGCTGGATCTACTTCGCGTTCCAGATTGTCGATAAGGGGTCGGCTGGCGGGAATTACATCGAGGTTCCCCTCGGGTTCAGCATCACTCCGGATGCCGCCTCAGCATTCACGGGAACGATGATTGGTTCTGATGTGAATACCGTCTCGGTTCTGATTCCTGCCGGCGGTTCCAGTGCCTTTGTAACCACCGCCGAGGGGCCCATGGTCTTCAACAACGGCGACATTTACATCTGCGAAGGGTTCGCAGAGACCTACGCGGGTGGAGTGTAGTGAGCAGCTTTTACCTGGTCACCTCGATCGACGACAACACCTTTGAAGAGAGCGTGCCCACGACGCCGATCGGTCCGGTGGCCGACGCCACCGCCGATGCTCCCGCGGTCATCAATTGGGACGCGGTGGCCAACGCCCGTTATTACAACATCTACAAAACCATCAACAGCATCTACGGGTTTGTGGGGGTGGCGGGGCCGGATCGGACATTCACCGACGACGGCATTGTTCCAGATCCGGCGGTTCAGCCTCCGGTGACTCGGGATGCGCTTGATTCCAGTGACAATCGGCCCGCGGTCTCGACTTACTATCAGCAACGGCTGATGGTGGCCAACACCAACAACGAGCCGGAGTCGGTCTTCGGATCCCGTACAGGCCTGTTCACGAATTTCACGATCTCGTCGCCCATTCGTGCCGATGACGCGATCAAGTTCTCCATGGCTGACGTCGAGGTGCAAGAGGTGCGGCATCTGGTCGGGACGTTAGATCTTCTGTTGGTGCTCACCGGAAACAGCATCCGGCGGGTCATGGGAGATGCGGCCGGGGTGCTCCGGCCTACCGAGATCAACCCCAAGCAGCAGAGCGGGTTCGGCGCCTCGTGGGTTCCTCCGCTGATCATCGGAGAGTCGATGCTCTACGTGGAACGGCTGGGTTCGATGGTCCGCGACATGGCGTTCGACTTGAATGCGGCCAGCTTTGTGGGATCCGATCTGACGATATTCGCCGCGCATCTGTTTGAAGGATTCACGCTGGTGCGCGCAGCCTACGCACGGGTACCGCATTCGATTGCCTACTTCGTTCGCTCCGATGGCGTCATGGTGGGACTGACCTACATCAAGGAACAGCAGATCTGGGCGTGGCACCGGCACGACACCGATGGGTATTACGAGGACGTTCAGGTGGTTCCGGAGGGTCTGGAGGATGCCGTCTACGTTGTGGTGCGCCGCACTATCGGCGGGGTGCAGAAACGGTATATCGAGAGATTCTCCTCACCGATCGTGGCGGATGTGAAGCGGAACGCCGATACGGCATTTCTGGATTCGTTCCTGACCTATGACGGGAGGAATCAAACTGCCACCACCATGACCTTATCTGGGACGGACTGGGGGGTGATCACAGGAGATCCGCCTCCGGACATCGCGGAGGTTCCCGACCTGACGTTGACGGCCTCGGCGGCATTCTTCCAGGCGCTGGACGTGGGCAACGAAATCGTCATGCGGGCGCCGAATTCAGACGGATCCACCGACGAGGTCCGCATCAAGATCACGGCATACACCAGCACGACGGCGGTGTCTGGCCGGCCCAACATCGAAGTACCGGGCACCTTGCGCGTAACCGCGGTCACCGACTGGGACCGCGCGGTAGACCAGGTGTCCGGGTTCGATCATCTGGAGGGCGAGACCATCGGCCTGCTGGCAGACGGCAACGTGCTCGAGCCGCAGATCGTCGTGGATGGACGCGTCAGTCTGGGTGGTTTCTACGCGGTGGTTCATGGTGGCCTGCCCTACCTTTCGGATTTCGAGACGCTCGATCTGGATCAGGCGGGATCCCAGGTCGCGGCCTCGAAGAAAAAGGTGAACGTGATCACGCTGATCGTGAAGAATTCCCGCGGGATCTATGCCGGGCCGGATCTGGATAACCTGAGTCTGCGTGGCCAGGATCTCAACACCAACGAAGCCAACGATCCCAACGCGTTGATTACCGGCAAGATTGAAATGGGAATCAGTTCCACATGGGGACAGACGGGGCGGTTTATCGTGCGACAATCGGATCCGCTGCCGCTGACCATACTGGCGGCCATTCCTAGTGTGGATATCGGAGGATAGATGTCTCAAACGGTGGCAACGGTCTTTAGCGGCGTCGGGGTCGGGTTCTCGGCCAACGCGTCGATCCGCGCCGGATCGGCCGCAAAGCAGGCCGGGGACTACAACGCCCATGCCATCATCGATGAGGCGGGCTACAACGCCAAGGTGGCCGAGTACAACGCCAAGGTAGCGGATCTGCAGGCGCAGGATGCCATCAACCGGGGCAATGTTGCCGAGAGCACGGTGCGGGCGAATACAGCCCAAAAGGTGGGGGAGACGCGGGCCAGCTACGGGGCACAGGGGGTCAACGTGGACGTAGGCAGCCCTGTGGACGTCGTGCAGGCGGTGGCCAGGGGTGGGGCTGTCGATGCCATGACCGTGAAGCTGGACGCAGCCAGGGAGGCTTGGGGGTACAAAACGGTGGCCGCTAACGATACCGCGCAGGCGGCGGCGATCACCAACAAGGGAACGGTGGACGCCTGGAATGCCCAGCAGGGGGGCATGGTGGCGCGGAATGCCAGTCGGGCCAGCGCAGCAGCGCAGATCATTGGCGGCGCCGGCACCCTGATTCGGCAACGATACGGAGCGAGGAAGCCATAAATGCCACAAGTCAGTTCGCCCGGCGCGCGGTCAGTTCAACCGAATCCGATTCCTTCGGCCACTCGCAATTTCATCCAGACGCCTCGCATCGATCAGGCGGCCACTGCTCAAAGTGGTGGATCCGAGATTGGTGGTGTCGTTGCTCAAATGGGTTCCCAGATCCTGGAGCAACAGCAGGTCATTGCCGCCGCCGCACGCAAGGCAGCCAACACGACCGCGGTGACCGATGCCCACAATCAACTGCTGATCAAGAATCAGGATCTGCTCTATGGGCCTCAAGGGGCACTGTCGGTGTCTGGCAAGGACGTGCTCGGTCTTCCGGATACGGTCAGTGAGGCCTACAAAAAGAACGCCAATGACATCGCCCAGAATCTGTCGAATCCCGAACAGAAGGCGGCGTTCTCGGATCTCGCCACCAAGGAATACATCTCCACGATGGAGAAGGTCCACGTCCATGCCGACAGCGAATACAGGGCATTTTCTGAGAAAACCCAGGCGGCCAATATGGATTTGATTGTCAATGCGGCGCGCCTCAATGCCGACAATCCCAACGATGTCCAGGACGCCATCGATGAGATTCGTCAGAACACCACGAAGTTCGGTCTCGACCATAAGTGGAGTGCCGACATGATCTCCGAGTCCATCGATAAGAACACCAGCAAGGCGGTCGAGGCGGTGGTGGGGCAGGCCAACAACGATGGGAATAGTGGCCTCGCGCGCAAGTACATGGAGAAGTATGGCCACCAGATCGAGGATCCCAAGACGCAGAGCACGCTGATGAAAGAGATCGGAGTGCAGGACGTGCGTGCGGCCTCGCAGAAAGCCTCGGATCTCCTACTCGGCGGCGGTGCGGTGGGTATGACGACAGCGCCCACCATCAAGGATGCCTACGATCGGAAGACGCTACAGAATCCAGATGGCACAGTCTCGACGGCCAGCACGATCGGCATTGAGGAGGATGGTAAGGAGGTCGTGATTCCGACCGTCATCGATGGGGTGAGGTATTCGAATCAGGATGCGATCGCCTACTACAAAAAGACTGGGGAGCACTTCGGCAAGTTCGACACGGCGGCACATGCGGAAGTCTACGCAGAGCAGTTGCACAACCAACAGCAGCGGGCGCTGGCGGGAGAATCGACGGATCCGACGCTGGAAGAGCTCCTCGCCCAGGTCGATCAGATCCAGGATCCGGCGACACGGGACGCCACTGAGGAGCGCGTGCGGTCCCGGTACACGGCTATTCGTCAGGATCGTAACCAGCAAGAGCAGGCGCGCAACGCTGCGGTGAAAGACACTGTCGACAAACATTTCCAGGCCATGACCAACTTCGTCGACACGATGGCACCGACAGTGGGCTGGCAGGATGCTGTTGATCAGATTCCCCCATCGGCTTGGGCGGCATTGCCGGAGGCTCAGAAGTCTGCGGTGATCACCTACGCCAAGAGCCGTTCGGCCAAGAAGCAGACGGAGAACAATTTCGGCGTCTACCAGGCGCTGATGGTGATGGCGTCGGATCCTGCCACGAAGAACGATTTCGCCAAGATCGATCTCAATTCAGCGAAGTACCTCAACAGTCTCGACGATTCGCACCGCGATGAACTGGTCAAGATCAAGGCGGCAATCATCAAAGGGGATGACAAACAGGCCGACGCGCTGATGAATGGATTCCGCACGCAGAACGAAGTGGTCAACGAGACGATCATGCCATTGATCGAGAAGACAGTGGGAACGACAGGGCCTGCGCCCAAAGAGGCTGAGGCGAAAATCCGTCAACAAGTCGAGCAGTATCAGATTCAATTCCAGGTTGCCACCGGCAAGCCTGCCAGTAAGCAGGATCTTCAGGGGTACGTGGATGGCCTCATCATTCAGGGTGACGATATTCCAGGGTCGATCTTCGGAACCTTCTGGACGTCCAGCGCCAAGCATGTCTATGAACTGGGACCAACCGACAAGATGAAAGTGGGTGGCGTGGAACTGACAAAGGATGAGATTGTCAATGCTGCATGGGCGTTGCGCCAGCTGGGCAAGCCAGAGACTCCAGCCAACATTGCGGCCACGGCTAAGGGTGCAAGGAAGTGAGCCGTCCCAGCGATTACCTCGCGGCGGCATCTCAAAAACTGCCTGATGAGGGCCCCGTCACCGATCCCTCACTGGTCCATTCCACCATGGTCGGCACTCAACTGGCTCCGGACACAGCTGGGAAAATCAAGCACCTCTCGCAGGTCTCCGGCATTCCGGAGGATGTCGTCGCCCGTAACTTCGATCAGGTCCACAAGAAAGTCACGGCGGATCAGATCCCAGTGCAGGCCATCCAGCAGCAGTCTCCGGTGCTGGCCAAGCAGTTGAAAGATCCCGGCGTGATGGCGATGAGCCAGGACGAATTGCCGCATTTGGGATTCCTCGATCACACACTCCAGATCCTGCACGATGTGACGTTCTCGGCAGTCTCGGGAGTGGAGTCCGGCATTGGTGGATTTCTAAGGGGTGCTCCAGCGATTGCTGAGGCGGCGCAGCGCCTGCCCGGTACGTTGCCGATCAGTCCGTTGACGATGCCGCTGGCGCTGGCAGGCAAGGCTCTTCAGACAGCGCCGGGCAAACCGTGGTGGTACACGCAGGGCAACGCCATTAAGGCTGCTGGCGAACAGGTCTCGTCATTGGCACAGCGCACGGCGATTCCAGAAAATCGGCAGAACATCGTCACTAAGACGAGCGCCGCGGTAGGGCAGTTCGTCCCTCTTCTGGCTGCATCCATTTTGGGTGGTCCTGAGGTGGGTGCGGTCATGATGGCCTCCCAGTCCGCTGCGGAGTCTGAGGCGCAGAGTCAGCCGGACAACGCGCCACAGTACAAGAAGGATCTGGAGACACTCACTGCGGCCGGTATCGGTGGCGTGCTCGGTCTGGTCGACATGAGCATCCTGATTAAGAAGTTGCCACTGTCGATTCGCAATAAGGTAGTGCGGGAGTTGGCCGACATTGCGGCGGCTGGTGGAATCCAGGCTCTCTACACAGCGGTCCAGTCTCTGCTTCTCGAGACTTCGCGCCATATTCTCACGAATCCAGATCAGAAGATTGGCGAAAATCTTGCGGCAGAAACGGCTCAAGGTGGACTCACTGGCGTGGTGATGACCATGCTGATGTCGGCAATCGGTATACGCGCCGAGTCCCACTTCGCGGTTCGTCAAGAGAATCTGAAAACCATCACCAAGGCGGTGACTGAGGCAAAGCTGACAGAGCGGTCGCCGGAAGCCATGCGCCAGTTCATCGCGGATCACGCGGTAGCGGCGGGCAAGGAGACCGTCTACGTCGCACCGGAAAAGGTCGAGGAGTATTTCCAGGGCAAGGGTGTGGATCCGGCGCTGGCGATGAACGACGTGATGGTGGGTGGGGCTGAGAAGTTCAACGAGGCCAAGGCCACCGGGGCGGATCTGGCGATTCCCTTTGCCGATTACGAGGTGAAGCTGGCGCCGGAGCACGGGACGTTCTTTGACAAAGAGATTCGTTTCGATCCCACCGAGATGAGTTTCAATGAGGCCGCCGAGTGGGCAAAGGAGGAACGTGCTGCGATTGAAGCTCTGGCGTCTGGAAAACCTCTTCCTGAATTGGGCGCATCGGCTGAGAAAATCAAGCAGGACATTCTGGGGCAAATTTCTCAACGGTACTCGCCTGGGGCTGCAGAAGCCAATGCTGGATTACAGGCATGGATCTATCAGACGCTGGCCGCAAACTACGGCGTGGATCCCTTCGTTCTCTATGCGAAGTACCAGCCGAAGCAGGGCAATCAGATCAACTTCCCATTGCCGTCGATTCTGAAACAAGCCGGGGCCATCGATCATCTCGACGTGATGTTGGACCGGATCCGCCGCAATGACTTTCCCAGCCAGGGTGAGTTGTACGGCAAGTCTCTCGTCGAGTGGTTGCGGGGTGTGGGCGGGGTTCGGGACTTCGGCGGTGATCTTGCTTCCTTGGAACCGGACAAAGGCTTGAAACCCTTTACGCCGAATTTGATTCAGCCGGCGAAGGGTATGGAATTGGATCTCGCGGTGACACGGGCGATTGAGGAGGGGTACTTACCAGAGGGTTCCACAATCAACGACCTGATCAATTCGGTGGATCAGGAGATCCGGGGCGAGGCGGTCTACGCTCAGTCGGCGTTGGAGAATCCTGCCGCGCAGGAAGCGATTCAATTGCGGGCGCTGGCCGAATATCTCAAGACGCAGGACATCGAGATCACCAAGTTATCGAATGATCAGATCAAGAAGTTGCTGGAAGAGGCGGCGAAGATTAAGACGAACGCTGAGGGTGCGGTGGAGTTATTCCAGCTTGCGAAGGAGAACGAGCCCCGCGGGTTTGGTTCTATTGCGAAGCATTTGACGCCTGAAGAAAGCGCGAAACTGAGAACCGACTCCGCACAGAAGCTGGCGGATCTCTTCAAGGCGTTGCCGCCGGATGCCGATTTCGAGGCGGCCGCGCTGGCGGGTGAAGCAAAGAAAGGCTGGTATGCGAAGTCAGCGGAAGCCATTCGGCAGATCTTCGGAGATCAGGATGCGCCGCGCTTTGCGGCCCTGCTTGCCGCGATGTCCCCACAGACCAGCGTCGAGATCAATCTTCTCAACGCTGCCACGATGTGGCGGAACTGGACGCGTGCTGGGCGGCCGACTGATCGTGAGGCGATCATCGATCTGATGGGGCAGTCCGTTCAGGGTGGCCGCGGGCGGGCCTCGGTTCTCGATGCATGGGTCAACAATTCGGTTCGGGCGCTGGGTGACGAGAACCCGATGGCAACGACGTTGTCTGGGCCAAAGGTCGATTCGTTCATGCGGAACCTGCTGGGCAATGTGCAGGCGGTGACACTCGATGCGTGGATGGCGAACTTTACTCTGTTGGATCAGACTGTCTTCGGTGGGAGTCTGACGAAAGGGGGTGATCCCGGTAAGGGCGCGGCGTACCTGGCGATGTCGGCAAAGATCCGGAGGGTGGCTGAGAACCTGACGAAGAGTACGGGCAAGAATTGGACGCCGGCGGAAGTTCAGGAGACGGTGTGGAGTTGGGCAAAGACCGCATACGAACTGGCGGCCTCGAAGGGTGAGACGCGCACGGTCGAGGATCTGGTCAAGAGCGGCGCCATCACCGATTCCATGATTGCGGCCACTCCCGACTTTGCAACCATGCTGACGAAAGATGTAAAATTGCGGGCACTACTGGAGGGTGCAGGTTATGGACCAGTCCTCAGCGCCATTGAATCAACAAATCGTGAACGTGTTGGTCGAAATCCAAAACGACCGATTAGTCGAATCTTCAACCAGGCCGCAGAAGCTGCAGCCGGACTCCTCCGTTCCGCCCGCCGTCTCGACCGATTAGCCAAGCAGCGGGCCACCGAGTCAAAGACATACTTTCAATCCGTCCAGCCCAACGCGCAAGGGTTCTTCTCTCAGCTGGAGTCGGTGGTGATGGACAAGTTCCCCAACACCACTTCGCCCGATCAGGCCATCAGCATCATCAAATCCAGCAAGAACGGGGTGCGTGCGGAGGAGATCAAGTGGAGCGGGATCGAGTCGTGGCTGCGCGCGCATGAGGGCAAGGTCACCAAGCAGGAGGTGCTCGATTTCCTGAGGGCGAATGCGATCCAGGTCACCGAGATCACGCATGGAGACGTCGTATCTCCGGAGCGGAAACGACTGCTTGAGGAATCGAGCATTGTGCATCGCGCATTGGCCGACATCAATTCTGAGTTGCGCGTGTTGTCGGAACAGGGTGGCCGCGAGGCGGCGGACAAACTGTACGCAGCGTTGGAGAGAAAAAGAGCCCTGGAGATTGAGAATTCTCGTCTCGCCACGCGACTGTTGGATCTCGAGAACCCAGTGCCTCCCACCAAATACGAAAAATACACTCTGCCCGGCCAGAAGGAAAACTACCGGGAGTTGCTGCTGACGTTGCCAACGAAGACTCCTCCGCTTCCTGAGGAGCGCGCGAAGGTGTGGTTCAACGCGAACTACGCAGGCGAGAAGATAATGGGTGTGGTCAGGCCTCGGTGGGTGACTGACGAGTACCACCTGTCTCCCAATGGGACCATCGTGATCGCAGGAGAAGATGGACATAAATTCCTCGTACCTCAGGAGGTGCGAGAAAAGGGAGGTGTGGAGACCTTCGCCTCCTCCCACTTCGACGAGCCCAACATCCTCGCGCACGTCCGCTTCGATGACCGCACCGATGCTAATGGCAAGCGGGTGCTGATGGTGGAGGAGGTCCAGAGCGATTGGCACCAGACGGGTAGACAGAAGGGGTATGTCTCGCCTGAAACGAAGACTCAATATCTTATTGTAGGGAAGCGCAACGGCAGCGTTTACAGACAATTCGATACACGCGCTGAGGCAGAGGCGCGCATTCAGCAGTTCGACGAATTGACACGCGATGGTCTTGTGATTGAGGAGCGTACCCGGCCAGCGCAGAATGCCGGCGGCGTCCCCGACGCACCTTTCAAAACCACATGGCCGGAACTGGTGATGAAGCGCATGGTTCGGTACGCTGCCGAGAATGGCTACGACTCGGTGGCGTGGACTACGGGAGAGCAGCAGGCGAAGCGGTACAATCTGGCGAATCATGTGGACACGCTCTACTGGATTCCGGAAACCGGATCGATCTCCGCGTCGAAAAACGGCGAGGAGGTATTCACGAAAGACGACGTCACTCCCGGAGATTTGGCGGATATTGTTGGCGTCGAAATAGCGAGGAAACTGATCAGCAATCCCACGGCGATCACCAAAAACCAACACGACGAAACACTTCACGTACTCAATGGCGTCGATATGAACGTGGGTGGCGAGGGCATGAAAACCTTCTACGACGAATTCCTCCCACGCACCATGGAGAAGCTCGGCAAGAAGTATGGGGCTGAGGTGGGGAAGACGACGCTGCAGGGAGGCACTGGCAGATACGAGGTCACGAAAGCTGGCGACGGCTGGTATGAGGTGCGGGACTTCAATACTGGCAAGGTGGTCGAATCGTTCCAGCTGAAAGGTCAGGCGCTGGAATGGATGAAACGGAACCCTCCTGTAAGTATTGAACAGCCCGTCCACAACATGCCGATCACCGAGTCCATGCGTGAGGCCGCGATGCAGCAAGGCTTCCCGCTGTTCCAAGGCAAGGAGAAAATCCCTCGTGGTTCGACGGTGTTCAATGCCGATGGCACCATCAACATGAACCTGTTTGCTCGGGCGGATCTCAGCACGTTCCTCCACGAAACCGGCCATACGTTCCTCGGCATCATGGGAGATCTTGTCGACGATCTGAAGACGCGTGATCCGGAGAATCTCTCTGTCACTCAACAGCAGATGGTTAAGGACTGGAATGCCATCCTGCGTTATCTGGGCGTCGACTCCCGCGCTGACATTGGCGAGGATCAGCACGAGAAGTTCGCCAAGAGTTTCGAGGCCTACCTGCGCGAGGGTAAAGCGCCATCGATTGAAACCCGGTCGATGTTTGCCACATTCAAATCATGGCTCGTGGGTCTCTATGCAGACGTCAAGCGGCGGCTGGGAGTCGAATTGAATCCCGAGATCCGCGATGTGTTCGACCGGATGATTGCCACCAGTGAGGCGATCGACGCCGCCAAAGCGGAGGCAGAGATCACGCAGCTGTTCCTGACGCGGGACGAAGCGCCGACGATGTCGGATATAGAGTGGGTGGCCTACCAGAAGAAAGCCATCGAGGTCACACAAAAGGCCAAGGATGCTCTGGAGTTGAAAGCCCTGCGCGACTACCAGAAGCAGCACGCCAAATGGTGGAAGGAGGAGGAGGCCGCGGTTCGTGTGGATATTGCCCGCGATATCGAGAGCCGTCCGGAATACCAGGCGCTCCACGCGCTGAAGAACAACACGGCGCCGAACGGGGAGCCGCTGAACATTCCTCCGGTAAAGCTCGATCTCAACATCATCAAGCAGATGTTCGGCAAGAAGTCTCCCATCGTCGAGCAGGTCAATCGTCTGGGAATTGCGCGCCTGGATGGCGGTATCGATCCCGATCTGATCGCCCGCCGGTATGGCTATTCCTCCGGCCAGGAACTGGTGGAGGCGTTGGTCGGGGCCCGGCCCATGGATCCGCTGATCGACGCTGAGGCCCATCAGGAAATGATCCGCCGGCATGGCGACATCGCTGTGGACGGCACCGTACATGATCAGGCCCGGTCGGCAGTGATGGGCAAGTACCGCGACGACGTCGTCCGGCTGGAGATGAAGGCGCTGATCGACCAGCAGAAGGCGGCCCGGCCGTCTGTGCTGGCAGAACGCGAACGTCAGGAGGCGGAACGGGCATACGAGCGGCGCTGGTTTGAAGCGGAGGCCAAACTCAAGGTTGCCATCGCGGAAGGCCAGAAGCAGGCCGTCATCGATTCGTTGACAGCGGAGGCGGCCAAGGCGCGGGCGGAACAGATCGCGGCGCGTCGGGGCTTCCTGAAGGATCTGCGGGCGGGCCAGGCAATCCCCACGGCGGATCAGCTGGAGCGGATTGCCGAGGACCAGCTGGCGGACACGCGTGTCGGTGACGTCAATCCCTCGCGGTTCTGGTCGGGGGCGCGCAAGGCCTCGCGGGTGGCCATCGAAGCCACAGCCAAGGGCGATCTCACCGGAGCCATCAAGGCCAAAGGGCAGGAGCTCCTGAACCTGGAGCTCTTCCGGCAGGCCACTGAGATCCGCAAGACGCTGGCGGATGCGCGCGAGAAGGCGCTCAAGATGTTCAAGCCGGATGCCAAACTCGAAGCCACTCGCGAGATGGATCTGGTCAACGCGGCCCGGGCGATCGCGGCACACTACCTGTTCCCCGACAAGGCCTCCCGGGTCCAGCAGGCCCTGGATCTGCTCAAGGAATACGATCCGGAGCGCCATCAGGACGTGCTCGACCGCCTGCCGGTACTCATGAATGACGGTCGCGTTCTGCGCGATCTGACGGTTTCCGAGTTCAAGGGCGTCATGGATATCATCGACGAACTGTGGACATCGTCCCGGCGCGAGAAGCAATTGCTGATCGAGGGGCGGCTGGTCCAGGCCAACCTGGTGCGCGACGAGCTCCGCGCCCGCATGGACAAGTTCAAAGGCGGTTGGAACAAGTACCGTACGGATCACGGCCACACGAAGTGGGAGACAGTCTCAGGCATGCGGGCGGTTCTCCGGCGGATTGAATCCTGGACGGTGGCGATGGACGGTGGTCCCGATGGTCCATTCCGCAAGTACATCTGGGATGTGCTCGATGGACCTGACGCGGAGTATCGCATCAAGCGGCTCGAGTTTTTGCTGCGGAACGATCAGAGCCTGGAGCCGATCCGGGAGCGCCTGACCAATACCAAGATCCCGGCCGCCGAGATTGGCTACACGTTCAAGAACCATTCGGAGTTGCTCGGGTTCCTCACGCATATCGGGAACCGCGAAGGACCGACGTCGAACTACTGGAAGCTGGTTCGCGGTGGCCGTGGTCCGGAGGGTGCAGAGTGGGGGCGGATCCGCGAGGATGGAACGCTGGACGACACCAAGGTCCAGGCCATGCTCGACCGGATGATGTCGGATGGCACCATCGTCAAGGCGGATCTCGACTACGTCCAATCGCTCTGGGATCTCTTCGAGGATCTCAAGCCCGGGCTTCAGGCCTCGCACCGGGAGATCAAGGGCAGTTACTTCAACGAGGTCACCGCCACTCCGTTCACGACGCCGTGGGGCGACTACCGCGGGGGGTATGTGCCGGCCAAGGCGGATCCGATCCTGTCGGAGGAGGCGGGGATCCAGGACATCAAGCGGGTGGTCGGTGAATCCAACAACAGTTTCTCCCTGCCGGGCACAGGCAGCGGCGCCACCAAGCAGAGGGTGAACGTGGCGCGGCCGCTCCAGCTGGGACTCGGCTATGTTCCCAGCCACATCGACTGGGCGCTGAGGTACACGTACTTCGAACCGCGGGTGCGGGACATCTACCGGCTGGTGAAGGATAAGGAATTCACCTACGCCATGAAGGATCTGGATCCGTCGTTCATGCAGCGGGCCCTGATACCCTGGCTGCGAAGGGTCGCTACTCAGCGGATCGCGGAGATGGGGCTGCATGCCGGCCTGATGGATAAACTCCTCAATGGACTCCAACGCGGCGCCGCGATGAATACCCTGACTCTGTCGGTCACCAACGCGCTCCACCAGCTGGTCGGCATTCCCATCGCAAAGACCCACCTTCCGATGTCGGCGTTACTGGGTTCGACCATGCACATGATGGTATCTCCCAAGGAGGCTTTCGGGCGCGCGCACGATCTCTCCTCCTACATGAGGATGCACAATTCTACCGAGACGGCAGACTTGATCCAGGACTTCAAGCACTCGATCGAAGTGGCGGGCGCTGTCGAGCGCGGTGTGGATTCGCTCCAGCGCCACGGGATGATCCTGCGCCGGATCACGGCTGGCTTCGTGGAGACGATGGTCTGGAACGCGGGGTATGACAACGCCAAGGCCCATAACCGGACCAACGAGCAGGCGGTGCGGGATGCAGACAGTATCGTGCGGCAGACGCAACACGCCACCCGGCCGATCGATGTCGCGGCTTACGAGTCCGGCACTCCGCTGGTGCGCCTGATGCTGATGTTCTCCTCGTGGTTCAACAACGTCGGCAACAACGCGGCCACACAAATTGGCAATGCCTGGAGGTCGGACGCGCCACTGTACCAGCGCGCCGGCCGTGCGGTCTCGATGTACACGTTCGGCATCATGCTGCCCTCGGTGATGGCGCAGGCGATCCTGAACATGGTCCATGGGCACTGGAAGGACGATGACGAGTCCGACCTGATGGCGGCATTCGATCTGGTCATCGGATCGCAGTTCAAGATGGGGACGGCGATGATACCGGGCTTCGGCCAGGCGCTGAACGTCTTCGCCCAGGCGGCGACCGATATCAAAAAACCAGAGGTCGATGACATTCGTCTCTCGCCCACGATCTCGATGACGACGGCGGCGGCCGCGGCGCTCCACAGTGCGGTCAAACGGGATGTGACCAGCGGCACCTACGAGGTCCATGGCAAGGAGATCAGCGACACTCTGAAGTTCATCGGGATGCTGTCGAAACTCCCGCTGGGAGTGCTCGGGAGTCCCGCACGATTTCTCAAAGATATTTCGGATTTCAAAGCATTTCCCCAGGGTCCGGGGGATTATGTCCGTGGTCTGATTTCGGGGTCGATTCCAAAACGATGAACAGGGGGTGCGAGTGTATGACCGAGGAGCCTAGTGGCACAGTGGTGGGTATTTTTATGTGGATCGTTGGAGGCGTGGGGGCGGCATTCGCATTCCTGCTCAGGGCTCTCTGGGGCAAGCATAACAAGGAAATCGACAACATCCACGACCTGATTGAAACTCAGCGGGTCGAGTCCAAAGACAACGTGCGTCTCCTTCATGACAAGATTGAAGAGACCGATCGGCGCGCACAGGACCGGCATTTGGCGGTACTCGCATTGATACGCGAGACGATTAAATAATCTGGAGGTCACACTAGATGGCAGTCACATTCAACAAAATCAATTCATTTGTCGAGGCGGTCTACGAAAAGGTCCACAACATGGGATCCGATGCGTTGACGGTCTTCCTTACCACCAACGCCAACATGCCGGTGGCGTCGAACACCCAGCTGTCGAACATCACGCAGATCGCCTACACCAATCTATCGACGCGGGTCATCTCTATCTCGACGTCGGCGCAGACATCGGGAACCTACAAGCTCGTGCTGACGGATCTGGTGCTGACCGCATCAGGCGCAGTGGCCACGTTCCGCGGCGTCGGAATCTTCAACGATACGGCCGCCAATGATGAGCTCATCGGCTGGTTTGATTACGGTTCGGACGTCACGCTGGCGTCTGGCGAAACATTCACGATCGACTTCGACGGAACCAACGGGCTGCTACAGCACGCGTAGGAGGGACACATGAGAAGAGTCAAAGATATCCGGGCGGATTTATCCGCGGCGCTGGCCGACCATCACGCCAATTCACAGGAATGGACTGCGGGCAAGACGCGCGAGAACGATATGAAGATCAAGGGCTTCCGGCAGGAGCTCTCCGATGTCTATTCTGAGGGGGCCAAGCCTTGCCCGAAGTGCGGCAATGCTCCGCATGGTATGGACCGGGATGGCAAATCGTTATTCGAGGTGGGCTGCCTGGTCTGTCCGCCGGAGCCGGTCATCGTTGATGGGGAGGTGCGGTGGCGTAAGTCGTGGTCGTCCCAGGGGCGCACGCCTCAAGAGGCGGTCGAGATGTGGAATGACGATCAATATCTGATCGATAAGAAACTGGACGCATTCCAGAAGTAGCCGCCTATGGCGCTATCGTTCACTACTCGTGGCACTGGTGGTAACAACGCCAGTGCCACGTCACTCACCGTCGTTCCAGGATCCAACCTGACTGTCGGTACGCTGGGCGTGCTCTGCGTGGCGTTGGACAATGCGGGTTCCGCGGGTTCCGCGATTGCGGCCCCGGCTGGGCCTGTAACCGATTCAGCGGGCAACGCATGGACGCGGCAGGTCGACGGCATCTATGACAATGGCGCGGCCTCCGCTGGCGTCGAGGTGGCGATCTATACGGCGCCGATCGTCGTCTCATTGACCACAGGCGGATCGCTAGTGCTCAACTGGGTGTCTGCTGTTTCCGTTACGGCCAAAGCTTGGACCCTACAGGAATGCGCTGCGGGCGCCGCCAAGCTGGCGGCATTCAAGGCAGGCGCCGCGGGCACCGGAGCCACCACCGGAACACCCACAGTGACAACGTCGTCGATTACCAGCGGTGATGCGGTGGTGGGCGTGGCGGGGGTGGAGTCGGCCGATACCTGGGCCGGAGATGCCGACACCAGCAATGGGTCGTGGGCGACACATCAGCACACTGGATTCGGGACTAGCACAAATGGAATGTCGGTCACCAGCCAGACCAAGGTCACCACCGGCACGGCCACGCAAACCTACAATCCCACCTGCACCTCGGCCGATACGATGATCGCGTGGATCTCCATCACCGAACTGAACGCCTATACCCTGACGGCTACCCAGCAGTCCTACACGTTAACGCGGGAAAATCTCAGTGGCCTGGTGGGCAAGGTCGGAGTGCCGTCACAACAGTCCTATGTGCTGACTCGGGAGAATCTCTCCGGGCTGTTCGGGCGCATGGGGACGGTCAATCAGCAGTCTTACGTGCTGACAAGGGAGACGGCCGACTTCCATCTCGGTAAAGCGATGATTGCGGCGCAACAGTCTTATACCCTCACGCGAGAGGATGCCAGCTTCCTTCGCACGCGCATCATGGTGGCCGCGCAGCAGTCCTATGCACTGACTCGCGAGAATGCCAACCTGCTGTTCGGTCGGTCTCTTCCAGCACTCCAGCAGTCCTACGTGCTCACCAGGGAGAATGCAGGTCTGCTCTTTGGCCACAAGCTGCCGGCGCTCCAGCAGAGTTACGTGCTGACAAGGGAGACAGCCAACTTCCAGAAGGGGCGCACGATGATTGCCGCGCAGCAGTCCTACGTTCTGACGCGGGAGGATGCGGCGCTGCTGTACTCCAGGATCGTGGCGGTGGGTATGGTGGCGTTTGTGTTGACGCGGTTCACGGCGGACTTCGAGATTGAAACTCCG